CTCTCTTAATTCTTTTGTACCGCGATAGCGTGAACCGACGTGCAAATTAACGATTGCCTCTAAGCCGTCATCGTCTTTATTTGACCAATCGTCCGCACCACCATCTTCTAACCAAATTTTAGGGAATGAGTCTGTATCATTTAATGATTCGCTGACAATACCAGTTAATCCGCTTGTAGCGTTTAACTTGGCATAAACAGCTTTGACGTAATCATTAAATATACTCATTGTATATTTGCCCCTCGCATATCGCGTAATGCTTGGTTTACTGCACGTTGTACAATATCAATCGCTTTTTGCTTTTTGGCTTGTAAGCCTTTGAACATAAACGGTCTAGGTTGTAACCCTTTTGACAAGTCGCCAAACTCAAGACGCTTAGCGTATGGGGCGATTGTCGCTAGGCTCACTACCTGCACTCGCAAATTATCTAAATCAGGCTGCATTTGTATAGAGCGCACTAAAAAACCTAAGTCAGTGGCAGGGCTTTCACCTGCTGCCGATGCTTTGTGTACACGATTAGGGTTAGTCTTTATGTAAGTTTTACCGCCTCTAGGTGACTTTTGAATGTTGCGCCTAACTTCTGTGGCCACAAGCTCGCCTGCAATAACAAGATTAGCCTCAAGACGACGCTGTAAAGCTGCATTAAACTGTTGATATAGTGTTGTCATGCTGCCTCCAATATCCGATAAGAGCCATCTTCTAGCAACCGTCTGCCACCTGACTCTAGCAATCTAAAATCGTTATCAACAAATGATGTTGTTCCTGCGCTTTCTAACGTAATAGCAAATAACTCGCCTTTGTTATACTCACCCGATGATTCAAACGATGTAAGCGCAAATAAACCTGTGTAAACTTCGCTAGTGCTTGACTCAATACGCGCATTAAATAACGTGCCGTTAATCACTGTTTGACGCAAAAACGTAAATGATGCGCTATTGTTGCAAATGCCTTGTGCTTTAACGCTAACGCTGCTGATTCCTGCATTTTCTAACAGTTCACGAAACAAAATACTTTTGTCTGTTACATCAACAGTCTCGCTATTGGCTGTTAGTGTATTTGTCACACATGAGGCAATTAGCGTCATTACACTGCTAATCTCGGCATAAAGCAAAAATACAGCACCGCGCATTTTCATTCTGTGACTGCTCCCCATTGCTCGGCACTAATATCATAAAAGTCTAAATTAAACTTGTTGCGACCTATACCAACAATACGATAATCAATACCACGATGTACTATTTTTAACTTGTCACTTGTGCGAGTGTCTAGCGTAAAAGTTTGCGGCTGTCTGATAGTAAATGTTACGCCTTGCGTATGTGCGTCTTCACCGCGATAAAATCTTTCTCGTGGTGTCTGTTCTGTGGCTTTAGCCCAAGCATTCGCAAGTTGTGACCATGTGGTAACATATCCGCCTTGCCCATCGCTTACATTCGACTCTTGCCAAAATGTAACACGATGTTTTAGTTCGCCAATGTTGACAGTCATACGCAAAACACTCGGTATTGATTAAGCACTTGCTGCACTAATAACGGCATATCAGACGCGCCACGATTATAAAAACGGTATGTAATTAAGTCTAAAGTCGCTTGTTTTAATGCAGCTTGTGCGCTTAATGTTGGCACAATATCCCATTCGATCGTAATCACTTCGTCCGCGCTGTATTGACTTAGCAGTTTTACACGCCCTAATTGCTTATTAACAACATAGTCGGTTGTTTCTGTTAAAACAGTACCGTCAACGTCAACCGTTACTGTATCAACCGTAATTCGTGGTGAGTAAAATAGCGTTTTTGCTTTGTCGTTTGGATATACAGTATGCCAAGTTTGATTGTTTAGCACCTGTTTTGTATAGGATTCCACTTCACGTCTGCATGACGTAATCAAAGAGCTAATCAAGCTGTCTTCATCGCTGTTTTCAATCTTCGCCCATGCTTTAACTTCGCTAGATGTTATCAGCTCGGCTGCTTCGCTAATCAATAAAGACATATTATTTAACTCTAAAAAAGGGGCATTACTGCCCCTTAGTTATTGGCAACTTATGCAACGCCTGCTAAGTCTAAGTCATGCTTAATTGCATTAACCCCGACTGTTGCGCCTGTGGTTACGCTAGTAGATGTAATCACAATACGGGCATAGCGATAAGTAGTAGCAGCTAAACCGTAGTTTGTTACACCGTTAGCAGTAACGGCAGTTAAAGAGCCGCGTACGGTAGAACTATCAGCACTTACCGCATCAGACAAGCCGCTATCGTTGCCGACTTGGATTGATGGTGTATAAGTGCCATCGGTGCGTGCGCTTACTGTCATAATAAACTCAACGCCACCGCAACCTTGCAAGTCAATAATAGAGCCATTGCTCGTAGTGTTGCTTGTAATCGCTGCACTGGTGCGGGCTACTTCAACAGTAATCGCGTTATGTAAATCACGAATCTGATTCATTTTCTAAACTCCCAAATTAGGCTTCAAAGCTCAAAACTTTGTAGGCTTCTGAGTTGATAACATCACCACCAACACGACGTGTAGTGTAAAAACCTACATATGGTTTGTTGGTCAATGGGTCGCGTAAAATGGTGATGCCCTTGCGGTCAACAATCTGATAAGCACTCGCAAAGTTACCAAAAACGATAGACTTAGACGCTGCGCCTAAACTTGGTAAATGGTCGAAAGAGGAGTCAACACGTTGGCCAAGAATCGTACCTGCTGCACCTAATTGGAAGTTAGGCTGCCACAAGTAGTTACCATTGCTGTCTTTGAGCTTCATTACTTCGCCCAATGTGTAACGGTTCATAGCGAAGATAGCACCTGCCCAATATTTTGGGTGTAATGCAGTCATTAAGCTAATTAAACAATCACCGCTATTAGGTGTCGCAACAAACGCACCGCTTGCACCAGATACTACTTTTTGAACGCTGCCCCATGTGCGGCTTGAATCGTTAGTGGTTGCAAAGGTACGCGATAAGATACCACGAGGCTTGCCAACACCGTTACCATTGATAAAAGCGTCAGCTTCGGCTTGGCCAAAGGCTTCGGCTAATTTGCCAGTCAACCACGAATCCACATTGATTTCAGCATCGTCTAAAAGACGCTGAGTAGCTTGTGGGTTAGCGTAGATTTCATGCGCTTGCACTTTCCACATACCTAATTGAGTAGTGTTCGTTGCAGGGCGTGCGGCTGTTTCTCCTACCCAACCTGTACTAATTACGCCATTGTCGTTTAAACCTTCTAACGCATCACCGCTAATCATTTGCACAGAGGCATAACGGCGCATAGGGCTGTAATCTTGTACCTTCATCACAATGCGGCCGCTTGTATCGCGTGGTACTAGATATCCGCCATCGGGATTAGTTAAAGAAGATAACGCCTTAGCATCTAAGCCACCTTCACCCTTGCGGATTAAGTGATTAAATGCGGCTTTGACTTCAGGTTCGACAAAATCAGCGGCATTTTGCTTTAATTCAGCATTAGCAAGTTGCGCTTTTTTCATTTCAGTGATGGTATTAACTAACGCTGTAATATCGTTAGTCTGAGCATTGATTTTAGACTCAATTTCAGCTGTGCCTTTGTTAGCTTTAACAGCTTGTAATTGTTGCTCAAAATCAGAGCGCATATCAGATACCGACTTTTGTACGGTATCAATTAAGTTTTTAACTTCTAACTCGCTAGACATGGTTATTTACCTCGTAATGTCTCGTTAAGTTTCAATAGTGATGTTGCTAAATTGCTTAATCTTGAATCGTCATCTCGACTATTTTTGATTTTGCTAATAAGCGTTTTTGCATCGTTTCTCGAAAGCCCACAAGCATCGCGCAGGTAGTTCTCTATGTCTCTTACGCTATCTAGTTTAGCACTTTTCATATCATTTACAATAGCATTGGGATTCATCGCAAATGTCACAAAAGAGTATTCTAAAACAGATAGTTTTTTGATAATTCTTACATTGTTATCATAGCTAAAATCATCAACACGATAACCAATACTTAATCCATCAATCGCATTATTTTGTATTAGTGTCCGCGTTTCTTGTGCTTTTTTAATATCAAGCAACAATTCACCATCTACTAACAATCCTTTTTCATCCTCAGTCATGGCCATGTTTTTACCGATTGGCCTGTCCCAATCGTGATTCCATAGCACACG